GCGGCGTTGTGTCGTGACGGCTTGCCGTGGGGCGCGTGTGCGCCGTGGGGCGTTGCCGTCCTACCGCCTTATGAGCGGCGGCGTTGTGTCGTGACGGCTTGCCGTGGGGCGCGTGTGCGCCGTGGGGCGTTGCCGTCCTACCGCCTTATGAGCGGCGGCGTTGTGTCGTGACGGCTTGCCGCCCACGTTCGCCGCGCCCTGTGTCCAGACACACAAAAAAAGGACGGCGGCGCGGTTGCGCCGTCCGTCCGTGGTTTATGCCGTTGTCGTGGTCTGTTTATCCGTTCTGTTGTGCCGCCTTGCGTTCACGGTAACGCCGTGCGCGTTCTGCCTGCGTTGCCTTATCCTGTGCCGCCTTGCGTTCTGCGCCTGCCGCCGTTCTGCCGCCGTTCGCCGCGCCCTGTGCCGCCGCCGCCGTTTCTGCCGTGCGGATAAGCTGCACAAATTCGGGGGAATGTTCGCGGATGTATTCGGCAATCTTGCCGCGCATGATCGCAATATTGCGGTTGACGGTTGCCAATTCGCGCCCCATGTTTTCCGCGATTTGCCGCTGTGAATAGCCGCGCCCCAACAATTCCGCGATTCTGCGCTGTGTAGGCGTTACAATGCGCATAGCGTCCGCGATTGCCGCGCCCAAACGCGCCGCCGTTGCGGCGTCCATTTCGCCGCCGTCCGTGGGCGTCCATTTTTCGCCGCCGCGAATGATGGCAGAAATAGCGGTATTGATTGCAACCAGGTCGCCGCCGCCGTCCGTCAAAAATTCGGTACTGATTTCATATTCCGTTGCCGCCCGCTGTGAATGAATGTAGGCATTCAGCGCAATAAATGCCGTGTGATATTGTTCGCCAATGGTCGCGCCGTCAACCAGTCCGTTATAATGAACTGTTTCGTGTGTGCGCTTGTCCGTGTGGTCATAGCCTGTTATGAGCGCGGTTTTGGCAATGCTGTAAAAATCCTGCGTGTCGGCGGAATAGTCTGCGATAACGGCGTTAATCCGTTCGGGCGTTTCCGCGCCCACCAAACGCGCATTGATAGCTGCAAATTCGCGTTCGATTCTGTGCTGTGTGGGCGTTCCCTGTCGCTTGATTGCGTTAATTGCGGTACGCCGTCCCACCATAACCGCGCCGCGCATGATTCCGGCGGCGGTTGCCGTGGACGGATATACACGAACGGTTGCGCCGTGGGGCTTGTTGATTTCGGCGGCGTTGTGCGCCGTCCGTGCGTCCGTTGCGTTGATGGTGTATTCCGTGGTGGTCTGGTTGCCGTCTGCGTCCGTGGTGGTAATGGTATAGATGTATTCCATGGTGTTTCCTTCCTGCCGCCGTGGGCGGCTATACGTTGTTTGTGTGGGACAACGTAAGCCCATGATGTTTGATGGATAATTCCACCATGAACATTGTATCACAGGGAACGGCAAAATGCAATAGTTGAATCAAGAATTGTTTTCCTGTGTGGTGAAAAATGGTGTTAAATGTGTTTTACGTCAATTCACAATTTTGCAATATTTCCACCGACACAACGCCGCGCCCCACATGCCGCCGTTGTACAGGTTGCCGCCGTGGGCGTTGATCGCAACGCCGCCGCCGTGGTGCAATTCCTATGTTACAATTCGGCACTATGTCACATGGGGGCGTATTTCCATCTTTTCAAGCCCCCACGCCGCACCATTTTCTTGAAGTTGATTCATCTCCCAGACCCATTCTTTTTCTCACCGAGCCTTCTCTCAACCAACCTGGAGCAACAGCTTTTCCTTTCGAGAGAGTCTGCTGAAATGCTGACGATCTCAATCAAGATTTTTAGTGGATCATCAACGTGTCCAGAAGACGAAGAATAAATGCAGATTTCAAAAGAAATTTAATAATTCACACAATTTCCTATTGACTTTTACTGACTTATATGCTATTCTATATGAGGATGAATCAAGAATAAATAGCTACGGAGGCGAGGTTCATGGCAGAGATCATCCGAGTAGACTTCACGAAGGGAAAGCAGGACGCAGTAATCGATGTAACGAAGATCAGTTCTTCCCGACGCAAGCTGGAGTGTGGATTGATCCAGCCGGCAACCGAGGACGTTGTTCCCGAGCTTGCAGAAGAGCATTCCTCTGAACCGATTAAGAGCACCGAGGACATCGCTCGCATCTCAGCCTACTTGATTGAGCAGAAGCGCTACCGCGACAACATGCTCTTCATCGTAGGCATCAACTTCGGACTCCGCGTCAGTGATCTGATTCAACTGAGGTTCAGCAACCTGATCGACGAGAGCTTCTCCTTCAAGACTACCTTCCCGGTACTGGAGAAGAAGACCAAGAAGACCCGCAAGGTTCAGAAGAACCGCTACATCACGATTAACGAAGCCGTGATGGACGCCGTGGAACTGTACCTGCAGCACACCCCCCGGAAGCTCGACGACTACATGTTCAGGAGCGAAAGCAACCGAGGTAGTAACGAGAACAAGCCTATGAGTCGGATGTCCGTAGATCGGATGCTGAAGGAGGTTGCTCAGACTCTGGGCATCGAAGCAAGGGTCGCAACCCATACGCTGAGAAAGACCTTCGGTTATCACCAGATGGTGATGAGCGGCAATGATCCCCGCAAGCTCCTGCTCCTCCAGAAGATATTCGGACACTCCTCCTCCGTACAGACCCTGGACTACATCGGTATCACCCAGGAGGAGATTGAAGACGCTTACCTCGGCCTGAACCTCGGCAGCAAGAATTGCTATAAGCGGTTCGGTCAGATCGGCGAAGTGAAGGCCGAGGCGTAACCAGTCCATACGAACCTTGACAACTGCACATTACGGAACACCGAGGTATGAAACCAGAGCGCCGGGCGGCAACTGTGCGACGATATGAGCGCAGGCAAGGCCAGTGTGGTCGGTCTACACGGTTACTTGAGACGCGAAGCACGTTATGAACACGAACGAAATTCCTATTCTGGACATTCAGGGAAGATGAACTACACGCTTGTTAGTCCTATATGTGAGTAAGACCCAACAGGTTTCTTTATACGTCCTAACAAGAAATGTGTCTATTTTTCCTTACGGGCGCATTTTTAAGAACCTCCATTTTTCGCTCTTTTCGGGCATCGATTTTTCGATTTTAGAACCGGTTTGGTTCTAAATTTTCGAAAAGGGGGGGTTTGCCCGGGGTATTCCCCTATGTCCTTACCTACAAAAAGAAAGAAGGTGAAGCAGATAGCTATCATGGTATGTGATGCTATCATGGGCTCTGGCAAAAGTAGTGCGGTTATCAACTACATGAATGCCAACCCAGATAAGCTCTATATATACATAACTCCATTTCTGGAAGAAGCCAAACGAATTCGCCAAGCATGTGAAGCGCTTCGGTTTGTTGAGCCCAGTGATAAGCTGCCGGAGTTTGGTTTCAATAAATATAATCATCTGGTGCAGCTGCTGAAGGATGGTCGCAATATTGCCAGCACCCATCAGATGTTCCGCCATTTCAAAAATGACATCCTTGATCTCATTCGTTCTGGCCACTATACCCTGATTATTGATGAGGCCGTTGATGTGTTTCAGGAGCTGGTTCTGAAAAAGAGCGACCTCGACATCGTGACAATGATGGGCTGGGTTGATCGAAATGGAGAGAATAATGTTACCAAGGAAACGCCAGTGTATCAAGGCGACCGCTTCAGAGACGTTTTTGATCTGGCTCAGAATGGCAACTTTGCTATTGTAAGCGAAAGCGGAGATACATATTATTGGGTTATGTCGCGGGGGTTCTTTGATGTCTTTGAAGACGTATACATCCTGACATACCTCTTTCCCGCACAGACCTTGAAATACTATTTCGATATGAACGGTATTGAATTCCGGTATATCGGCATTGAGCATCCTGAACCGGGTGTTTATCGTTTTTCAGACGATTGCTTCTATATTCCCGATTATGTAGGGACGCTATCAGATAAGATACATATTTTCAACAACGCTAAGCTGAATGCCATTGGCAATAGAGAGACGGCGTTGTCCTGCAATTGGTTTGCTCGGAGAAAGAGTTCCGGCAATGCAGACATGGAAACTCTTCGTTGTAATGTGAAGAACTTCTTTATCAACTACATGGGCGACCATGATTCAGAACTCCGCTTGTGGAGCACTTACAAAGAATACATCGGCAATATTCGCGGCAAAGGCTTTTATAAGAGTTGCCTTGCCTATAATTCGAAAGCCACCAATGCCTATAAGGATAGGCGCGTATTGGCTTATTGTGTGAATATCTTCATGAAGCCTGATGAGAAGAGATACTTCCTCGCACATAATGTCGAAGTACGAGAAGATGAAGCCGCTTTGTCCACAATGATTCAGTGGATCTGGAGATCGGCTATTCGAGACGGCGAAGAAATATGGATATACATTCCCAGCAAGAGAATGCGGGAGTTGCTTATAAATTGGATCAAGTGCGTCGAACATCAATACGACGAATATCAACAGAAAAGAACGGTGGTGAATCCACAATGAATGAACAAAGTTCCACCTGCGAAGGGTGCTATTGGAAAGATACCTGTGGCCATACAAGCCCATGTGAATATTATTATTCGCCCGGAATGGAATACGATGATGCGGTAATTCAGGCGTATATCGAAGAAGAACGCGATAAATATCGTAGGGAATGGTACAGATACATACGAGATTTTGAATGAATCTCTCAAAGGTTCTATTTTTTTACCCACATGAATCAATATTAAATAGCGACAAGGAGACGAATATGGCAAAGCAATTAGCGGCGCAGAAATATATCCTGAAGATAAGCACCGCACGACTCCGTAGGGCAAAGTGGGATTTGACACTGCCCATTTCGGAAGCGAGAAAAAATGATGAGCTTATCTCGTTGAATGACAGCCAGATGCTCCGCTGGATAGATGAGCTGAATGGAGTAGGAGACGTGGAAGATCGGGTTCGCTATATCAAGTCGCAAATCAGAGCGACCAAGAAACTCGAAAACTCTACTCAGAACAGGCGGCGTATTCGTAGCCTGTACGATGAGCTGGATGCTCTCCAGTTCAAGCCTGACTACCTGCATCTGGTCATTGATAAAGACAAAGACCTCCACCGAGCCTGCAAGGGCTTTAAGGTGAATGGCATTCGGTATGCCCGACTCCTTGGCACAAACGGCGGCGTTAAGGAGTCTACTATCGTCTTCGTTAGTGAGCGGTTAGTCACTGAACTGAGAGAGCGAATTGATAATGGACGAAACACTTTGGTACATCAGATCCCCGCGAAGCTGGAAGCATATCGCGCATTGACATGTAGCGGATCAATTCCGGTTTCGATGCCCAAGGGGATTCTTGTAGTCCCGGACTGCGAGACAACCTTCAAGGAAGACATTATTATGTTGAATGATGAAGGTTGCATTGAGCCGAAGATGGAGTACGTCAAGGATGCTGAAATAACGCTTGATGAATCCGACGGCTATGGCTTGATGATGCCATCCCTTGCGGAACGCTGGTCACAGGAGCTCCATCTGGACTATGTTGCCAGCGGTATGAATACTCGCTTCTCTTGGGAAAAGGGAATGGTTTTTACGTTCGATTTCCAGGATTTCGCAGAGAAAGTTGCTGGCAAGTATATTGTAAAAGACGCTTGGGGCAACGACGTAGACATTAGAAATGTTGAACTTATTCTGACAACTTCTATGGTCAAGTTGTGGGCTTGCTACGAAAGCCTTGAGCATTATCTTAGCTGTTGTGAAGCCAATCATTATACATTTGGTATCGCTAAGACTTGTCCGGAGGAGCTTGAGCGGGTTCGCAGTCTGAATTATCAGTTCATCCAAAGCTATAACCTGACCGATGAACAGATTGACGAGTTGGTTCAGCCAACGATTGATGAGATTAAAGATGTTCTCGGTGGTGATTACAGGAAGGCTATTCTGTTTTTACGCGGTACGCACATTACTGAAGAAAACGTAGAGGCAAATATTGACCATGTTGTGTCATCGCTGATGGTTGAACCGAAAATGATGGATGACCCCCATGTGAAGCGTCGCATTTATCACATGATCGAGCGACGTATTCGTGACGCCAAGATTGGCGTTGTTGATGTACACGGCAATTATTCTATTATTTGCGGCGATCCCTATGCCCTATGTCAAAACATCTTCGAACTGCCGGTTACTGGATTGCTTCGTGCCGGCCAGCTTTACAACAGATATTGGTCTGATGTTGGAGCTACTCATGTTGCGTGTTTCCGTGCTCCCATGACTTGTCACAACAATATTAGAAAAATGGAAGTGGCGAACACGGAAGAAATGGCTTATTGGTATCAGTATATGACGACATGTACAATGCTGAATGCCTGGGACACGACAACACAGGCGCTGAATGGAGCCGATAAGGACGGAGATTTGATCTTTCTGACTGACAACAGAGTTCTTGTAGAAAACATCCGCCCCACCCCCACCATTTTCTGCGTCCAGAGAAAAGGCGCAAAGATTGATGTGCTGGAAGATGATTTGATTCGCTCTAATATTGCCAGCTTTGGTGATGACATTGGTCGAACGACAAACTGGATCACATCCATGTTTGATGTTCAGGCACAATATCCGGCTGGAAGCGTTGAATATGAGATGCTCGATTATCGTATTAAGTGCGGACAGCTATATCAGCAGAATGCTATCGATAAGGCAAAAGGCATTGTTTGTAAGCCGATGCCAAGAGCTTGGTACGACTTTCACGCAAATAAGTTGCCGGATAATCCTTCGGAAGAAGATTGCAACCGCAGGGAACTTGGATTGAAGATCCTTGCCGACAAGAAGCCCTACTTTATGAGGTATATCTACCCTGCGTTGATGAAGGATTACAATACATACATAAAAAACACAAATGTCAAGTGCCTGCGTGAATTCCGAATGGACTTGAAGGATTTACTTGAAGCAGACGAGGATTCGCTTTCAGATCGCCAGAAGGAATTCATTCGGTACTATCATAGCCGTATGCCTGTTGGTATGAATGACTGTGTTATGAATAGGATTTGCCGACGCTTCGAGGCAGAGTTCGATGGATACCTTAAGCTGCACGCATCAAAGGAAGATTTCGATTATTCGATTCTGAAGAACGAAGACGCTGAGTACACCAAGACTCAGTATTATACTGTAGCAAAACTTTACGCACAGCACAATGAGTGGCTGCAGGCATATCGTCAGATGCAGAAAAAGCTGCGCCTTGATAATTCTGAAAGCCGCGATGCCGATGCGCAAAATATGAATCGGGTATTTGAACAGGAATATTTCCGCGTTTGCAGCAATGCGTCTGTTCTGTGCAACATTGTTGTCGATATGTGCTACAGAAAGATTGGCTCGCAACAGTTTGCTTGGGATGTTTGCGGATCTGAGATTTTCCACAATTTGCTCAAGCGCAACGACTATATGCTCTATTTCCCCGTTCGTGACCCCGAGGGAGATATTACATACTGTGGTCACAGGTTCAGTATGAAAGGAATGAAAAGTCAATATGGCAGAGATTGTTCTGAACGAGAAGCAATGGATCGAGGATGCGATTCAGAATGCCTCGCTGGGGAATAAGCCGTCCGAAACTCTCGGGCGGCTTGCTCGTTATTATCGTGAACTGGGCTATAAAAAGAATGAAATCATGAAAATGCTTGAAGAATTCATGATTCGATGCGATCCAACTATTAACGTGATTCGTTGGCAGCTCGTCATTGAAAACAGTATCAAGTATGCCCAGAAAGGAAATCTGATTAACATTCAGCCAATTTCCATAACGAAGAAAGAGTTGGATATGATTGGCGAGCTACCCGGTCTTCTGCTACAGCGCCTGATGTTTACGCTGCTGTGCTTATCCAAATATGGAAACGCGGTTAACCCTAAAAACAATTCTTGGGTTAATCGAGATGTGAGAGAGATTCTTTCTCTGGCCAACGTGAAGGTTACGGTCAAACGTCAGTCTTTGCTGTTTAATGACCTGTGGAATGCTGGATACATTGGCTTTAGCAATATTATTGATAATATCAACGTAAATGTGAAGATCATCGATGATTCTAACGAAGAAGTTACAATGCAGATTGATGACTTTCGCAATCTTGGCAATCAGTACATGATGCACATTGGAGACGGATATATGGTATGCAAGCACTGCGGGGCAGTTGTTAAACGCAATGCGCCCAATCAAAAGTATTGCAAGGAATGTGCAGTGGACATCAATATTCAGAAGACCATTGAGAACAGAGCGCCAAATGCGGCTTAATTCTTAAAATGTTTGATTCTGGACATGCCCGAACAGATGGATTTTTCGCTACGCTCAGACCCCCTGTCACTTTCACTAATATGTAAGAAAACAGATCGCACGTCGTGCGATAAAAGGGGGTCAATTCTATGAATGCGTTTTACGGCGAAATTGCAAGTGGCATTCTCCAGATCGTGTGCGCCCTGATTGGTATCCTTCTGACTGCGGTTGTTGTGCCATGGCTCAAGACCAGTGCGATTCCGTGGATGAAGGAAAAGCAGCTCTATGGCCTTGTGAAGAAATTTGTCCAGGCCGCTGAGAAGCTGGCCGAGACTGGTGCTCTGGAACGTGGCGAAAAGAAGGATTATGTGGTAAATCTGCTTGAACAAAAGGGCTACCACATGAATGCCGAGACTGAAGCCTTCATTGAAAGTGCCGTTAAGGAACTGGATATGGCTGTAGAGGCTGGTTGGGGCGAGATTCTCGAAACGTTCGAGGAAGAGGTTGATGCTGATCCTGAAGACACGGAGGCCACCGAGGAGGTGGTCGGCTAATGTTCAAAGCATCTGAACTGGTAGCTTTCTGTCTATCAATGATTGGAATGCCGTATTGGTACGGCACATGTGTGTATAACTGTACGGCTTCTCTGCGAAGCCGCAAGGCAAAACAATATCCCTCTCATTACGCCAGTTCCAGAACTTCTCGCTATAACTCTGATATTTCCAAGAAATTAGTCTGTATGGACTGTGTTGGAATGATTAAAGGGTTTTTCTGGACAAATGGTGGCGTTGGCGTAAAAGAGGCAATTGGCACCGGCAAAACCATTTCAAGCAAATACGGCGGAAATGGATGTCCAGACAAGAGTGCAAACGGTATGCTGACATGGTGTAAGTCCAAGGGCGCTAAGAATGGTAAGATTGCAGATCTTCCTGATGTACCAGGAGTCCTGCTCTTTTCTTCGGGACACGTTGGAGTGTACATTGGTGACGGCTATGCTGTTGAAGCGCGTGGGTTCAATTATGGCGTAGTCAAGACGAAAGTATCTGCTCGCAGTTGGACTTCATGGGCGTATATGCCTGATTCTGTTTTGGAATACGATACGGCCAATGGATACATTCCTCCAGCTGAAGACATCTCTAAGAACGAAGAGGCTACTCAAATCACGCCTTCTGTTACCAATCCTGAAAAGAAGTACAAACTCGGCGACCGTATTATTAAGCGTGGCGCCAAGGGCGATGATGTAGCAGAACTTCAGGAGGCTTTGGTGAAGCTGGGATATGATCTTGGTACATATGGAACCAAAGAAAATGGCGTTGATGGCGATTGTGGTTCCAAGACTGTACAGGCCATCAAGGATTTCCAAACGGCACATGGTCTTGAGATTGATGGCGAGTACGGCAAAAAGAGCCATGCTGCTATGCAGGAAGCACTTAAGAACATTGTTACCGAATTCACTATCAAGGTGAAGAGCTGGTCTGTCAATGTTCGTAATGCACCCAATACATATACCGGTAAGGTGATGCGCGTTGTTCGTATGAATACACTGCTGACTGCTGTTGGCGTTGATCCTGCAACCGGATGGTATAAGTTGTCTGACGGCAACTATATCAGTAACAAATACACCGTAAAGGTGTAATCAACTCTACAAATGGCGGGGAGAGAAGCGATCCTCTCTCCCCGTACTCTATGAAGAACGAAGGGGTATAACAATGATTCAAATTTCTAAGGATGAAGCCAAACTGATTCGCAACAAGATGCCTGGTGTGCCGATCAAGAGAACGGTTCACAAGTATTACGCAGAAGAGCGACCTGCCGTAATGAAGCTGCTTGGACGCACTCCGCAACGCAAGGAAGTGAGACGATATTGCTGAACAGAAAGCCGAACGAGAGTGATGTGAATTACCATCGCAGACTCGTTTACGGAAAGCTGGTGGATAAAACGCTTTCCGATGTTGACTATTCGGAGTTGGCGCAATACGTCTACGGGCAGGAATACAGTTCAGATGTGGCTCGCAGAATGATGTACGGTAGTTGCAAAACGCTTCAGATGATTGATAAGGAGCGTCAGGATACCGTTACAGATAACCAGCTTTTGAGCGAAATCGATGCAAAAATTCTGGAGTTCAAGAAAGAGCAACAGAGATTCTTCGACCAGCGCACTGCTTTTAACAAGATTGTTAGAGAGCGTGCCAGACAGGAAGAGCTCAACGACATTATTACCAGACAGGTCAACAGCGGTGCGTTACCGACACTTGATTATGTGAGGCATGAAGTTATTCCATCTGATAACGACCTGTTGGTAAGCCTCAATGATATTCACTTTGGTGCAGTAGTGTCGAATTACTGGTGCGAGTATAATTCTGAAATTTGCGCTGCTATGATGCGCAATTATTTGGATCGAATTCTGGAGATTGCAAAGACGCATAACTCCGAAAACTGCATTGTGTTTGCCAATGGTGATTTGATTAGTGGCTCAATCCACCATCAGATTGCTGTTTCGAATAAAGAGAATCTTATTGAACAGATCATGGGCGTATCAGAGCTGATTGCTGAATTCTTATCTGCTCTCAGCTATCACTTCAATGAAGTGCGCTTCGTGAGTGTTGCTGGAAATCATTCACGGCTTGACCAGAAGGATCGAGCCATTCAGCAAGAGCGCCTTGATGATCTGACTGAGTGGTATCTGCTCGCTCGAATGAGTGGGCATAAGAATGTCATTATCGGTTATGGAGATAAGATTGATGCCACGATGTACGTTATGGATATTCGAGGAAAGAATTATGTAGGCGTCCATGGAGACTATGACCCTACCCCATCTCATATTCAAGCGCTTCAAACAATGGTTGGAAAGCCCGTTTACGCAGTTTTGCTTGGGCATAAACATCATTGCTGCACAGACAATATTCAAGGAATCAGGACAGTTATGGCCGGAAGTTTCCTTGGAATAGATGATTACTGTGTATCGAAGCGTCTTTACGGACAGCCAGAACAGTTGGTTTGCGTATGCGACGAGTCTGGCATCCGGTGTACATACGGAATTGAGCTAACAAAAGACTAATTTCATATCATATGACAGATCCCGCCACGCCTCTGGAGTTTATCTATGCGCAATCAGGCGGGACTTTCTATAATCACGGAGGTGAGTACGATGGCACGCAAGACGAAGCGCAACAGCATCACCGATAGTGAGTCGCTGGCTGCGATCAATCCTGAGAATGCTCGGCTCATCTCGGATTTTATGGAGTATTTGCACTCCACGCAGAAGAGCGAAACGACGATTGCCGTATACCTGAATGATCTTCAGATTGCTATGGTATGGTGCCTGAAGTATAACAACAACAAGTTCTTTGTCAAGTGGACAAAGCGCGATATTATTTCATTTCAGAATTGGCTGGTCAATGAAAATGAAAATAGCCCGGCCAGAGTGAGACGAATCAAGGCTACCCTCTCTTCTATGAGCAATTATATTGAGGCAGTCTGCGATGACGACTATCCGGATTTCCGCAATATCATTCATAAAGTAGAGAGCCCCGTGGCGCAGCCGGTAAGAGAAAAGACGGTGCTGAATGACGAACAGCTGAACGAGCTTTTGAAGACGCTGAGCAACGATGGTGAGCATGAGAAAGCATGTATGCTGGCGCTTGCAATGTGTTCAGGGCGACGTAAGTCCGAACTTGTTCGATTCAAAGCAAATTACTTCGACGACAAGAACATCATTTATGGCTCTTTGTACAAGACGCCGGAAACGGTTAAGACCAAAGGGCGCGGCAAGGGTAAGTTCTTGCATTGCTATACTCTTGCGAAAAAGTTCAAGCCATATTTTGAGGCTTGGATGAATCAGCGCAAAGAGAATGGCATTGAGAGCGAATGGCTCTTCCCATTAAAGAGTGATTCAACGCAACATATGAACGCTCAGACTTTGAACAGCTGGGCACAGACATTTACGCGGCTGTTGGGCGTGGATTTCTATTGGCACTCTTTGAGACATTTCTTCACAACCGATCTCGTGCGAAGCGGATTGCCAGATGGGGTTATCCAAGACATTATCGGTTGGAGTTCTGCAGATATGCTGAGACTCTATACTGACATTCCAGTTGATGAGCAGCTCGGCAAATACTTTGATGAAAATGGCATCAAAGCAAATCAACAAACGAACATTTCAAATCTTTAAGTAGAAAGGGATAAATACAATGAATAAAAGTGAATTTATTGACCGTTTGGCTCAAAAAGGATATACGAAAAAGTCAGCCAGTGAGATCGTGGATGATGTGATCCAGACTATCAGTGAGGTGCTGGTGGAGGGTGAATCCATCCAGTTCTATGGCTTTGGCACGTTCTCTGTGCGTGAGTCCGCAGAGCGTGAGGCGGTCGATTTCCAGACGAAGGAGCGAATCACCATCCCTGGTCACAAGACTCCTAAGTTTGTTCCTGGCAAGTTGCTGAAACGTGCTGTCAAGGAGGGCATCCTCCGGGAGTAATTCTCTCGGAGGCATCCAATGCCTAAAGTCAGTAAGGTAACAAGGGCGGCGAGTACACGACCAGGGGAGGCTTCACCGCCTAAAGAGACTCTTGACAAACATGTTTGTACGCGGTGCGGTCAGATCTTCAAGAGGCAGAAAAACAATTTCCCCTGTTCTCAAAGTCCTTTGTTCCGAGGAAACGGCGGATACTTGCCTGTATGCAATCGTTGTCTTGACGATCTATTCGAGCACTACAAATATGTTCTCGGAGACGAGCAGGAAGCCATGCGGAGAATCTGCATGAAATTCGACATTTATTGGCATTCCGAGATTTACGGGATGGTCAGTAAGGCCAATACTTCTGCATCTCGGGTTCGCGGATATATCAGTAAGACGAACCTACTTAAATATGTAGGAAAAACGTATGACGATACGCTTGATGAAGAATCACAGATTGTGCCCATTGGATATACGGCAACTATCGGTGACTTCGATGTGGATCAGCCGGTAGAGTTCGGTAATATCCCTTCTCCTACGGCAGAGGTTATTGATTTCTGGGGGCCGGGATATACCCCCGAGGTATATTATGATCTTGACCGCCGTTATAAGAAATGGACAAGCGGTAAAGAAGATGCAATTGACGAGAGTAGTGCGGCTCTGTATAAACAGGTCTGCCTGTGTGAAGTAAATATTGCAAGAAATATGGCTGCAGGCAAGCCCATCGAGGCAGCACAGAAATCCATGGGCGAGTTGCTCGGAAGTCTTAATGTGAAGCCCATTCAGAAAAAGCAGGATGAAGCGGCGAATGAATCATTTGATAATTTGCCCTTTGGTCTGGGCATTAAGATGTGCGAGAATATGAGGCCAATCCCCAAGCCCGATCCACGGTTCGACGACGTGGACGGAATTGTGAGATATATTTCGATTTGGTTCCTCGGGCATCTTTGCAAGATGCTTGGTATCCGTAATACATACTGCAAATTGTATGAAGACGAGATTGCCCGATTGCGGATAGAGCGCCCAGAACTCGAATCCGAAGATGACGAAAGCGTCTTTAATGACATCTTTGGAGATGATATTCGTGAAGACGGCAGCTAAAACCGTAAGACTGCACGAGGGCGCGAAGAACGAGCATCAAGAACGGGTTCTTGAAGGCGTTGCAATTTGGGCGTCTTATTATCGTGCAAACATCCACAGGTTCGTCGAAGATTATTTCCATATCCAATTGAAACTATTTCAAATATTCCTGCTGTACATGATGAATGTGTGCAGCACGTTTGTGTTCATTGCGTGCAGAGGTCGATATAGTAATCGCGCAAAAGGGTTTGGCGGATAGACACCGCCCGCCCTCCTAACTTAAGGAGGGATTTATATTAAAAGTGGTAGAAAGAGTATTTTTTCATTAGCGGAACAAGAATACATTCGTAGCAACTATCTTAATATGCCGTATAGCGACATCGCAGATATACTTGGATTCACCGAGCGTCAAATACGGGGGTGGATAAATAACCATTGCTGCAAAAAGAACAGGGTGTTCAACGCAAATTATTTTGACTGCATCGACTCTCCTGTAAAGGCATACTTCCTCGGTCTGATATATGCAGATGGCTGGATTTCTGCTCATAAAAGAAAAGAAACAGGTACTTATGCGTATGAATTCGGAATTCAGCTGCAAAGAAATGATCGGTATTTGCTCGATTTGCTCAACTCCGAATTAGGAGGAGTTCACAAAATTGAAGACACTGAAGCCAATTTTGTTATTGCAGACAATAAATATCCGAGTCATGTCCTATCGTCTGTTCTGCGAATTTATTCTAAGCGGCTTGTCATGTCATTGATGAATCACCATATCACTACGGACAAGACTTATTCCAATCTGTTTCCAGTAGTGGATGACAGTCTGTTCATATATTTCATAAAAGGTTATTTTGATGGCGATGGATGCGTATCTGCAAATAAATATGGAAAGCCTGTAATTCATTTTACTGCGTTTGGAGATGAGTTTCTTCTTTATGTTCAGAAGAAGCTCGACGAATTGTACAATATAAAATCATCAATTTACGCTGAAAATGACAGAAAACATAGGCTTATGATTTTCAGAAATGACGACGTATGCAGGTTCTATGATGTACTATACGCCGATAACTGTAATGTGCAACTAAAGAGAAAATACGATAAATACTCAACCCTACTTGGCCTCTCCGCTTAGTAATAAGCGGTTTAGAAGCGGGCAAAATCGGTGGAGCCTAAGTGTAGTCCATATGGTAATACCGAGGTAAACGGAGATCACCGTCACTGTAACGCATAGCTGGTGAGCATTAGGAGAGCAATAATCCAGCCACGAGTGCCCGCCTTCCTATATAATAGGAAGAAAATGTATGCTGATCTTGTGGGAAACCATAAGAGCCGAGAGATAAAAAACTCTCGGGATAACATAATGCTTGGTAAGTCATATCTCAGCGCTGTATTCTGCTGTGCAAGATGTATCCTCTATCCAGGAACTCACATCTGCATTGCTTCCGGAACGAGAGGTCAGAGTATCAACGTGCTTGAGAAGATTATGACTGAATTGAAGGACGAGTCCCCAGAGCTTAATAGCGAAATAGACTGGAACAACACGTCCATCAACAACACAAACGCCAAGGTAACTTTCCGTAACGGCTCGTTTATTAAAGTCGTAACTGCAAGCGACTCATCTCGTGGTAATCGTGCAAACGTATTGCTGATCGATGAGTTCCGTATGGTTAAGAAGGATGTCATTGACACCATTCTCAGAAAGTTCCTGTCGGGCGGTATGAGACGCCCGGGATATTTGAAGAATCCTCAGTATAAGCACTTGAAAGAGCACTCGAAGACGCTATATTTGTCAAGTGCTTTCTATAAGGATCATTGGTCGTATACGAGATGCAAAGATAGCTGCCGCTTTATGTTGGATGAAACGAAGAGCAGCTTTGTTTGCGGATTTCCATATCAGCTTTCCGTACAGGAAGGGCTACTGCTGGAAGAGGATGTCATTGAGGAAATGTCCGAATCGGACTTCAATGAGATTAAATGGGCTATGGAGATGTGTGCCGAGTTCTGGGGAGATACCGAGGGTTCCTTCTTTGGGTTTGAGGCTGTGTCCAAGAACCGAAAGATTGAGTATCCGATGTTCCCAGAGGAGATTTCTTCCAAATTGCCCTCCGCCAGCAAAATCAAGATACAGCCAAAGCAACCAGGCGAAAAAAGAATACTATCTGCCGATATTGCGCTTATGGCTTCAACAAAACATAAGAACGACGCTTCCGCAATCTTCGTTAACCAGCTCATGCCTACCAAGGCTGGTAAGTACACAAACAATATTGTGTACACCGAGAGCAATGAAGGTATGCACACCGAAGACGAAGCACTAAGAATTCGCAAACTGTTTGATGAATTTGATTGCGATTATATCGTATTGGATACTCGAAACGTCGGTCTGAGTATATATGACGTACTTGCCAGAGATTTGGCTGACCCTGATACGGGCGAGGTTTACCCTGCCCTGTCTTGCTGCAATAATGCAGATTTGGCATCCAGATGTACGTCATATGGAGCTGCAAAAGTTATTTGGTCGGTCAATGGTTCTGCGAAGTTCAACAATGACTGCGCCATTGCTTTGAGAGAAGGCTTCAGAACTGGCAAGATTCGTTTGCTTACTACTGAGTATGACGGAGAAGGCGCACTGGCGGCTTTGAAGGGCTTCAACAATCTGAGCCTTTCAGATCGTTCAATGATGCTTACCCCATATGTCAATACAACACTGTTGATCGGTGAATTGATTAACCTAAAGCACGACAGTAGTGGCGGTACGATGAAGCTGAGTGAAAAGAGTGGTTCAAGAAAGGATAGATATTCCAGCTTGAGCTATAACTACTGGGTTTCTATTCAGCTTGAAAATGAAATGCGCAAGAATGCAAACAGATCGTCCGATTCGTTGGGTGAAGTGTTTGTTGTTCGTGCGCCTAAAGACAAATTGCGAGAAAGGAGAGGTCGCCGATAATGGCAAGAAAAATTACGGCTATACAGGATTTTTCTGAGAACAATCGCCGCGATGTCGGCGTATCATCAGAGTTTCCTTTCGCAGCAAGGGTTCCTGAACGATTTGCCACAATCAATAAATTGATCCTGCGGGATCTGAATGGAACGAATACGTCTCCGACTTTCTACTTGTATACTAAGGATGAGATTGCTTCTTATCTGAAGAATCCATATCAGTATGAGAAGAATCTGCGCAATGCTGTTATTTATCTGTATGGCGCGAGTTCTCATTTTAGGAGACTGATTCAATACTTTGTTTCCCTGACGGATCTTTCTTATGTTGTTTCCCCATTCCGTATTGATACTGCTACTGCAAAGCCGCAAACAATCAAGAGGAATTATAGAAGAGTTCTCAATCTCCTGTCTTCGATGGACATTAAGAATCAATTTGAAAAGATTCTGACTGTCTGTCTGAGAGAGGACATTTTTTATGGAACGATTTGGGAGACTTCGGATAGTATTATCATTCAGCAGTTGCCATCCGACTATTGCGCTGTTTCCGTAATTGAAGACAATGTGCTGAACGTATCCTTTGACTTTTCTTATTTCAGATCATATCCTGACAATCTTCCTTTATATCCTCCTGAGTTTCAAACGAAATTCAACTTGTATGAAAAGGACGTTGCCAAGATGAGATGGCAGGAGCTTGATTCCCCCACGTCGTTTGCTATCAAGTGTAACAAAGACATTCTGAATTACTCTATGCCTCCGTTCGCCGGAATCCTGCGCGAGATATACGATCTGGAAGATTATAAGCAACTCAAGCTCACCAAGACAGAACTTGAAAACTATGCGCTGCTGGTTATGACGCTGGGGATTGACGCAGACGGCAACTGGCAAATGGATTTGACAAAGGCTCAGGAATTCTATCACAATCTCGATGACATTGTGCCGGAAGAAATCGGCACTGTCCTCTCACCCATGCCTATCAATAAGATTAGCTTTGAACGCAATCATGCCGGCGATACAAATACGATTGCTGATGCAACATCGAATTTGTTCAAAGCAGCCGGCGTATCGGAACTTATGTTCAATAGCGACAAGGCATCTTCTAATGCTCTGCTTCTGTCCATCAAAGCCGACCAGGCTATGACATACAGTATCGTGAAGAGCATCGAATGCATGGTGAACCGTTTTGTCAAGCGACATAGCTTTGGCAAATATTTCAAAGTTACTTTCCTTGATTGCAGCCCATTTAATAGGAAGGAAGTCGGAGATCAATACCTGAAGGCTTGTCAGTACGGAATGCCTATGGTGTCCTATTATTGCGCATCTCAGGGCTTGCTTCAGGATGAAATGGACTGTATGAACTTCCTCGAAGACACTGTTCTCGGTATCAAGGGTCGCTTTATGCCCTTGCAGAGTTCTTCTACTCAAGCAGCAACAAGTGATACTGATGGTGAGGTTGGTAGACCTACAAGCGAGATCGACGAACTGTCTGATAATGGAGAGAAGTCGCAGGAAAGGGATGAAGAATAATATGAAATTTATCTACGTTATGGACAAAAAGGCCAAGAAAGAACTGCTTAAAAAAGGCTTTACTCTGTTGAAAGAGGATGAAGCAAACAGTATCTGGGTATTTGAAAACAAATACGTCAACGATGAGGCTTGCTTTAATCTGGATGTGGAGTGTTTCCATGTTCTTTCAGATGTCCTGACATTCTGACGCGCCGTAACAGGCGCTTTTATTATGCTCGAAAGGAGGTGGAGGCAATGATGAAAGATGCTACACAAAATGAGAGCTGCAATGTGGTTTTTGAATCATCAATTGCTGATTGGACGGAAGTGAATTCTTCTTTTGACAGAGGAATTTTGCGAATTGCTTATCACGGCAAGAACAGAAACAAAATGTTCATCAGCAAAAAGGCATTCAATGATGCAATAAAATCAGTATTTAATTGCCCTGTTGTTTGCAATTACATCCGCGAGACTGACTCTGTGGGTGCGCATGATGTCGATATTGTCAAGAAAGACGGAGAAGTGCGCATGGTGAATATCACCACCCCTGTTGGCGTTGTGCCTGAGAGTGCTAATGTGTGGTGGACTGAAGTAACGGAAGCGAATGGCGAAGTGCATGAGTATCTTTGCACGGACATTCTGATTTGGAAACGACAGGAAGCCTATGAGCACCTTAAGGAAAATGGCATTACAGATGAGTCTATGGAAATCCGCATTATCAGCGGAAATAAAAAGGATGATGGATTGTACCATATTGACAAGTTCGAATTTCTTGCCTTTTGCCTGCTTGAAAGTGCTCCCCCTTGCTTTGAGTCTGCCAGCATTGAGCTGTTTACTTTGAATGACTTCAAGACCAAATATGCCCAGATGATGGAGGATGTGAAGCGAGAATTCACTACAGTCATTACTGCTTCGGCAGATGACATACATACACAATCTTGCTCGAAAGGAGGAACATGTGAGTTGGATGTAAATGAGCTGATGACCAAATACAGCCTTTCTGCCGAAGATATTACCTTTGATACAACTGATATGCCGATTGAAGAGATCGAGCGTAAGTTTGCTGAGATCAAAGCCGCTAAGGACGGCACTGCCGCCTTTGATGAAGAAGATACCGGCGAAGAGGCCACTGGGGATGAGGCTGCGGCTGATGCTACCAGCGAAGGCGGAGATGAAGATAATCCCGAAGATGGATCTGATGAATCTGAGACGCCGGACGAAGATGAGCATCAGGATGATGACGATGATGATCCTATGAAAAAGAAGCAGGATTATTCTCTCACTGCCAGCCAGTTCATGAGCGAGCTTTACGATGCGCTTGATGCCGTAAGATACAACGATCCTTACTGGGGAGATGTATGCAAGTATTGTTTCCTTGATTATGATGCGACGCTGAATGAAGTGTACGTTATCGACATGGAAGATTACAAGCTGTACGGTATGCCATTCAGCATGAATGGAGACAAAGTTGTTGTTGACTTTGCTCAGTGCAAGCGTAAGAAGACTTGCTATGTTGATTTCGACGAAGGCGAAGCCGCTTTTGCCGAGAACAAGGCTTTTGCCAATCTGATTCCCAAGCTCCATGAAAAGTTCAAAGCACTGGACGAAGAGCTGAAGACACTCAGAACTTTCAAAGAAAAGATCGACGAACAAGCCCGCAAGGATGAAGCGAATAGCGTTTTCGCAAAATTCTCTGACCTTACAGGGAATGCGGACTTTGAGGCACTGCAGGAAAATTACGGTGATATGACCGCAAGCCAAATCGAAGAGAAATGCTTTGCAATTCGTGGCCGCAGTATGTCCACGAATTTTTCTTTGGGTTCACAAACCAAACCGATTCGTCTGCCTATTGAAACGCAGACAAGAAAAGATGCCGACGAACCATATGGCGGAATTTTCGCTAAGTACGGAATCGGCAACAGATAACAATGGAGGTATACAAATATGGCTAATGTAAAGCATGGTGTGATTCGCACCGACCGTATGTACGGTACTGACGTTGGCGCCAATCTGGTTTCCGTGAAATATATGGGCGCTGGCACTACCGAGACGGCCATTGATAATGGTTGTGTCGTTGCGCTGGACGGCCTGATGGCTGGTCAGCGTGAAATTTATAAGGGCGTCACTCCCGCCGCCAATACTGCGCTGGGCAAGATCGCTCTGATTGCCACCCCCGAGGTGATGTACGACGAGCGCAAAAAGAACCTGGAGGATTACGAGAATGAAGCTGGCGTTACTTGCCGTGGCTACATTCTGCACTCCAATGACATTTTCAGCGTGACCGCTGAGGCTCTGGCTGCCGCTGCAGAGATTGCTGTTGGCAACATTGTTGAGGTTCAGGCTGGTGTCAAGCTGAAGGTCGTTGCTTCTGCTACTTCTGGCTCTACCGCCGTTGGCAAGGTTATTGCCATTGAGAAGGCCGGCAGATATACCTATTACGTCATCCAGGTTGACTAATGGGCGCAAATCATAAAAGGAGGTAAACAACTATGGTTAATGATATTGTTCAGGTTGCCGTTGATGCTTATCATGGCAATGTGACTAAATATTCCGTTGGCGACTCCATGCAGCTGCTTCAGAAGGCACTGGTTGAGGCTAACGGTGGCAGCACTAAGCTGAACTACAAGGCCATCCGTGATGGCAAGTGCGTGGGTCTGTTTGCTCTGGTTGAAGAGATGCTGATGCGCACCGTAATCGAAGGTCTGCAGGGTGATGAATATTTCAACTCTCTGGTGGACTTCCGAAATGTCGCACTGGGCGACAAGAACCTGTTCGAAATCGAAGACGGCGACCTGCTGTTCGATGTCGCTGACGCCGCTGAGGGTACTCAGGCTATTCGTCGTCAGAGACTCGGCGGAGTGAGCGAAACGTCCATCAACACCCAGTTCAAGGTGGTTAAGATCTATGAAGAGCTGAACCGCGTTCTGTCTGGTCAGGTGGACTTCAATCGCTTTATCGCAAAGGTTTCTGAGTCTTTCCGCCAGAAGCTGCTCAATGACATCTATGGCCTGTGGAGCAATGCAAGCGCTGCTGACTTTGGTGGCGATGCTTATTTCACCGCTGGCACCTACGATGAGGACGAGCTGCTTGAGCTGATCTCTCACGTTGAGGCAGCTGCTAATGGTCGCAAGGCTACCATTATCGGCACCAAGGTGGGTCTGCGCAATCTGGCTCCTTCTATCCAGGGCACTGAGTCCAAGTCTGACCTGTACAACATGGGCTACTACGGCAAGTTCTACGGCACTGATGTCGTGGCTATTCCTCAGCGTCATAAGATCGGCTCTACTGAGTTTGTGCATGATGATAAGTTGCTGACCATCGTTGCCGGTGGCGACAAGCCCATCAAGTGCGTGTACGAAGGTCAGTCCACCATTATCCCTGGTGAACTGTTCAAGAACCAAGACCTGACTCAGGATTACCTGTACGGCGAGAAGTACGGCATGGGTATTATCCTGGCTGGCGGCAACGCTGGTATTGGTCGCTACAAGATGACTGCCTAATGTAACAACGGCGGGCTGGAAGAGATAAACTTCTGGCCCGCTTTTTTGAATGAAAGGAATGTAATATGCCAAGAAAAATTACAACTACTCCGTCTGCAGATGCGGTGGAGACTAAGAATGTCGTTAAAAAGACGGCTGCTCCTGCTAAAGAAGTCAAAACGGCTAAGCAGGAACCACTTGTGGTCGAACAGGAAACTCCTGTGGCCGAAATGGAAACTAAGCAGCAGTATCGCGTAAAGAATACGCTCACCCCCGGCACTTTTGTTACCGTCAGAAATGGTTTCAATGGACGACTGGTATACAAGAGTTCAAGAACCCACGAAAAATATGTGTGGGAGGGCTTTGGGGCTGAACAGGACATTGAACTTCAGGAACTGAAGAATGCCAAGAGTGCTCATAAGGCATATTTTGAGCGCAACTGGTTTCTGTTTGACGATCCAGAAGTTATTCGTTATCTGGGAGTTGAAAGATTCTATGCTTCCGCTCTGAGTTTTGACGAATTCGACGAACTGTTCACCAAGACTCCTGATGAGATCAAGGTTCGTATTGCTGCTATCCCTGACGGACAGAAGCAGTCCCTGATCTATAAGGCGAAGCAGATGATCGCCGATGGAGAAATTGATTCGATTAAGATGGTCGATGCACTGGAAGAGAGTCTCGGCGTTGAATTGATCGAGCGATAAAGGAGGCGGCGACCGATGACCGTTTCCTATGACGTTTTCACAAAAGCATTCTTGGATAAAGTTACAGAGTATAGATTCTGTACCTTTAGCGAGAACAACAGACAAGCTCTGGTGGACGGATATATGAAGCGTGCATGTGCCAAATTTGGCGAGGTGTGCAAGTACGACATCATGAATGGAGATGACGAAACTCGCACATTTACACTCGATGGCATTACCTCTGGCGAGCTTGATGAAATCGCTGATATTGTAAGCGAAGGTATGCTCGTACAGTGGATGAAGCCATATGTGTTCATGCAGAAGAATCTTGAGATGATCTTGGTCACATCCGATCATTCTGTTCATTCACAGGCAGAGCTGGTAAACCGTGTTACCGGCTTGTATAGTCTTTGCAAC